CAATTCGATCCAATTTGTAATGGCTTAATTGCTGTATCACTTCTAACAACTGTAATTCCAGCAGGTGTCATTCTAACTCTACCTATTACTCCATCATCCGTAACTAACAATGGTGGATCAATAGCTTTTGCCCACGCCTTTAATCCAATTTCTACAGCTTTGTTTAAAGTTTTAATATCAGGTAACGCATTATAACTTGGCGATCTTCCAAAAATTTCACCTGTTGCTTTTGACCATCGTGGTACAAGATAAGGGAATTCATTATACCCACCTGTACGAACAACCATTTTATCTTCAAAACAAACGTGGCAAGAATGAAATGGTAATTTAGTTTTTGATTTCATTCCTACTGATCTTTCATAATCTGATGTAGGTTCTACAGCGTGTATAAAATTAAATTGTGTATCGGGTTTTGCTTTAAGTGCTTCTTTGATTTTTGTTCCTACGTTATCTTCACCAAATTCTTGTACTGCTTGTCGTGCAGTCATTTTATATTTTCTATAAAGTGTATCTACTCTACCTGTAGAATTTTCTTGAATAAAATATTCTGCAATATGTAAAGTATTAAAATGTAAACCACCTTGTATAAATCCTTCATTTGCTTCTTCAACAAATATCGCTGATGTACCAACTGAACATAAATCTAAATACATTTCGTGAACTTCTGTATTAAAGTTAGATTCATTGAATACAGCATACATTCTACGTGCTGTATCTTCTAACCAGATTTGTATATCTCTAACTTTATTAGCATCATCATCTCTTAACTTTAATGAGAACCAAGGTAATGAAGGTGATGTTAGTGTTCCTTGTAGACTTGCCGCTAAAAGATTATTAGCTGTGATTGCTGTTGAATCAAATAAAACTTCTGTTCTTTTTTCTCCACGTGAACGCAAGAAAGTAATTTCTGCTTTTCGTGGCATTACATAATCTAAAATTTCTTGCCAATGAGATTCCCACGTACCTCGATCAGCTTCTAACTTATCTAATCGTTTTCTTATATAATCAAAAGTTGCCATTAGTAACTACTCAATACAGATTTACCAGTTGCTGCTTCTTCTTCAACTCCTTGTCCACCTGTTAAAATTGTTCCACCTCTACCTTTAGTTCTTACGCTAATAGCTTTCTTTTTTTCTGCTTCTAATTTTGCTGCTGATTCTGCTTCTTTTGCTGCCACTTCTGGATCAACTGCTGGTGGGGGTGGCATTTCATACATCATTGGTTGCTTTAAACCCATTTACATTCCTCCTTCAACATTCCGTATAATGCTCCATCTACAAATTTTCCATTTACTTTCATAACTTTGCGTATTCTACCTTCTTTAACAAATCCTGTGCCTTTTAACAATCTTTCGTTTCTTTTATACCCGTTAATGCACATTGCTGTTATTCTATCACATTTTAACTGAATAAAGCAGTATGTAAATAACATTTTAATAAAACTCCTTTTACATACCCTTGGTGATTCTAAAGCTAAATGTACCCAAATATTATGGTTATCATAATCAGAAAAGAGTAATCCTCCCATAACTTTTTCATCTTCTATAAAACCTATAAAGGAATAATCATCCTTTAAATCTCGTTGAATATGGGCTTTAGCTTTAACATAATCGCCAACAGATTTTTTCCATTTTTCATCTGTAACTGCGATTATCACTTATACTGTATATTTTTTCTTTTTAGTAGTTGCTCCACCTAGTACAGTTTTAGAAACATTTGCTTCTTCTTCAATACCTGTTGCTCCAGTCATAATTGTTCCTGTTGTACCCATTCCTTGTCCTCGCACTTTAGCTGTTCTTCCAGAAACAGTAGTTGTTGCTGCTGCTGGTGCTGCCGTTACTGTTTGTGCAGGTGGTGGCGTATATGCTGGTGCTGGTGCAAATACTCGCCTTATAATTCTAGCTGCTCCTCCCATATTTTCCTTTCATATTATTATCTAGCAAAAACATTAAATTCTGAATCAGTAAATTGTTGTAATGGTTCATAAATTTTTAATCTTGCTTTCCGTAAAGACATTATACAATATCTTAACGCAGAAATTAAGTCATCATTCATAGGTACGATCTTGCCGTCTTTTCTATGGTGCATCCTTAACTCCTCCAGCAGTTTATTCTGATTTTTAAAGATTTTCAATCTTTTTGTCTGCATCCTTACTAACATTTCCATTATACCTGCTTCAACTGAATTACCCCCTGTACCTTCTCTTAAACCTTGTTGGGGTGGATTAGTAAACCATTCTGGACACATATTCACACCTTCCTTCTTATACTGCTCGGTTAAATTCTTACCCGATCCTTTATCAGCTTGTCTGCCGTCTTGTGGCCAAATAACTGGAATCCATTTACCCCTAGCTTTAATTGCTGATGAATGAACAGGTACTGTTTCTTGACGTATAGAATAACTATCATAAACATAAACTGTATCCACATCTCTATCCCAAGCTATCCACACACAAGCTGTAGGGTGATCCCAGCCAAAATCTATTCCACATAGTCTAGGCCAATGACTTGGTATATCCATAGGATCACATAATATTTCTTCTTCTACAATCGGAAATACTAACCCCGATCCTAATTGAGGTATTCCTTTTTCTCTCATCTTTCTTTCGTGGGGTGGTAATGCTTGTAAAACTTGTTCTCTAATTTCTTTTGTCATATGGGGTGCATCATCCCAAGTCGCTTGTATTAATGCTTGTCCATTTTTTAAATCATTTACAAATTGTGCTACAGTTTGTGTCATTCCTTGTTCGGGTGTAAACGTCATATAAACGATCCCACCTTTATCGGCTGTTCTTGTTAATGCTTGTGTATAAATTCCTGTGGGTGGTTCTTCATCCAACCAAATAACATCTACAGATTCTCCCATCCATTTCTCTTTACCCATTTCATATGCTTTAAATCCTATTCGTGAATATCCACCTGTAGTATGTTTAACGACTAATGAGTTAATGGCATTTGGTACACCTGCCTTCCTTACAGTTTCACCAATATATTTTAAAGGTATTGTTCCTGTACCTTTCGCTGTTGGATCGTCTGGCTGACCGACAAGTTCTTTTTGGCAAACATCCCTAGTAGTTTCGTTAGAAACTCCCCCTGCCCATGCTCTTATAGGTCTATTAAATCGTTTACCAGCCCACCATGTTGGGTATTTTCCCGTCACATGGTATGCCATTTCCATGGCCCCGCTAAAGGACTTGCCGACCCTATTACCAGCCATTAACAATCTTTGTTGTGCTAATGTATTGTGAAACTTCTTTTGATACTCATATGGCTTATACTCCGCCATAATATTCGTAACTTTACGTCTTTCCAATTCCTTTGCGATTTTGACTGCTTTTTCTAAAGTATCCATCCGATAACTTTCATTATTAGATATAAGGTTATGAATATGAACATAGCCATCAATGTTATCTCATAAGGGAAATTAGTCATTTTATATATTTTCTTCTTAATGTTCTTGGAGTTTTTAAAGCGAATATTTCTTCTTCTGTCATTTTTATATCTTTATCAAAACCATAATGGTTTTTGGAATCATTCTTAAAACGATCAACTAGAACGTATCTATAGATATAATTGTTTTTTTTAAAATGCAAGATAAGTTGGGGATTATCTATCTTACTAATCATTTTTTTATTTTCCCTGTTTTTTTATTTAAAGTATAATACATCCCCGATTTAGAACTTCTATAACGAACATTATTCCTTTTACCCCATCGCTTATTCCAAGCCCAACAGCTTATTCTGCCGCCATATCTTTCTAGTAAATGTAAAATAAAATCTTTCATTGTAACCAATTAAATACTGCCCTTAATGCTAATACGAAGTACATCAACTCCATAAGAGTTCGGGGAATATCCTTATCCTTCATCCCTATATATACCCAAAATCCACAAGATATACTAGCAAAACCCCATCCTATCACCTGTGCCATATCATTATAGAACCACCTAGCATCTGATAATATAAATATACTCACCATAGCTATAGCAAAACCCCACCAACGATTTTTAGCTACGTGATAGTATCTAATCTTCATTAGCTTATTATATACCAACTTCCCAAAAAAAATACAGTCCTTATACCTATTAACATAAGTTAATATTAACAATTTCCCCTCGCTGTGTGGAATAAAGCATATTAATAGTGACTGAAAATTTTTTTGGGGGGTAGGGGGGTCAAAAAAAGAAATATAAAGAGTGTTCCTTCT